CAATAGTGTTTGGTTGAAAGATAATGTACTTAACGCCATCAATTGTTTTTTTCTGCACATCACCTTTAGTAAACATCATATCGCCCTGAAGAATACCATCAATACCAAGTTTAGGCAAATAGCGCAAAGCAACTTTTAATTTTGCATTTAGACCTTCACTTGGATGATTAGTATCAATATCCGCATCTGTATAATTCAGCTTCGGATTAACGTTAAAGACTCCCTTGGTACCGACAAAGAACTTACCATTGTCAGGATTGATACCGCAGAAGACAGCAGGTGCGCCATCCCATTTAGTTGTTGTGGCTACTTTGGAATCAGCATGACCAGCTAACATATCTCTAAGAGATCGCAAAAAGTTAATAGCATCTCTAGCACCAGAGACACCACGGTTTAATACTTCGTCCTCAATGTGTTCTAAGTGAAGATTTGCACCTTCTTTTTTGACACCTTCGGTTAAAAATTCGGTAAATTTCATATTTTTACAATTACGCCTGTTGAGGCCACTTTGTCAGTAACAACAATACGACCGGCACTATCGCCACGGGAAGGAGAAACACCATAAATCTTTGGTGTTCCATCTCTATCTTTCGAATCAGGATCAAATCTTTGATCTTCTCTTCTAGCTCTTAGTCGGAAATATAAGTCATGGGTTTTTGCATATTTTACAGCTTCAGTTAATGTTCCGTTTAAAGTCAAGGTGTTACTATTTTTATCATATTTACCAGTAACATTCATAGGACCAATGTACATATAGTCAATAGGTCCGCCCATCGCTTTATTTCCAACAACAATTTTCACTTTATCATTATCTGAAATTTTACCAAATACGTCAGGTACTTTATCGCCCGTTTGCAATTTTTTTCTACCTGTTAATTCTTTAAATGCAGCTTCCATAAACTTTTTTGCAATACCAGGCACAGCAAGTTCTAAACCTTTTAAACCGCCTCCTGCTAGAGATGGAGCAGATTCACCTTTTAGGGAACAATTAATATCAATCTTTTTACCTTTGACGATGGCGCTAATAACAACATCTGTATATGGTTCTGAACCACCAGCTTGTCTACCTGTGTATTTTTCAGCACCAACTACACCAACAATTGTAGTTTTGCCGGCAACTAAAGTGATTGGATTTTTACCGTTCGCTTTGAATGCGCTATTAATTTTTTCAACTACACCCGATTCTTGTCGTTCTGCTAATGCACCTGCCATAAAAATCTCCAGTTATTAGATATTTATACACGCACATTATCAAACTTTGAAATAAATTTACGCTCACGATTACCAAACGTGTTCAGAGGTTTATCATCCGCAACTTGACCAGAATCGATTAAGTTTTGTGCTATGTCTTCCACATCATACAACCTCATTTTAGATTTGTCAACTCCAATAACAAATTTCTTGTTCATGGTTGGATCACTGTATCTATTTTTCAACTGTTTAACCATAATCTGATTCAATTGTTGTAATTCTTCAGTAGTAATCAAAGCAAACATAAAATCAGCAGTAGCTGGCAAACCAAAAGATTCGCTGGTATCTTCCAGACCAACATCAGAGTTACTGAAGCCAGACCGTGTAGTTTGTGTAGCAGATACAATCGGAACATTAAACTCAACTGCCAAACCTCTCAATTCTTCCGCAATCGACTTGACATATGTGTATGAGTTAACACTTGCACCCATTTTCATACGAGAAGATGAACATATATTCAAATAATCTATAAAGATAATTTTTGGTCGGAAGTTCTTTTTTAATTGAAGCTCATTCAATAATGCTCTAAAGTGCATTGAAGATGCGGCTGCAGTTGGATATTCTTTGATAATTAATTTACCATGAGTTTTGTTTTGTAATGCTTCAAACCTACGGACATAATCTTCTTTACCAATAACATGAAGGTCATTGATTGGAATATTCAACATATTTGCGTCTATACGTTCTGCAATTTTTTCTTCAGCCATTTCCATGGTAATGTAAAGAACATCAGTACCTTGTGCAATACAACCAGCAGCCACGTGGCACATAAACAAACTTTTTCCCACACCAGTACCGGCAAGAGCAATATTGAGTGTTTTATTAGGTAAACCACCTTTTGTGATTCTGTTAAAGTAATCCAAGTCAAAAGGGACACGTTCTTCTTTTCTGTGGTAGAATTCATAACGGCTTTCAAAATCTGTAATGTAATCGTGACCAATATTATTGTCAAAGGATACACCAAGTGCATCAGACAAAATCTTAGGAATTTCGCCTTTTCCTTTCACACTCTTCTTGTCATCAAGAATGGAAACTGATTCCATGATGGCATTGTAAATTGCTTTATCTTGACAAAACTTTTCTGTTTGTGTTATCAACCAATTCTCATCAGTCGGTTCATCTTTGTTTGCACGAATATCTTTCAAAATTTCAATCGCACCACGAACTTGTTCTTCGGTGTGAGATTTACTCTCTGTGAAATTAATCGTCAGTGCTTCATAAGTTGGTACGTTGTTGTAGGTCTCAATGAAGTTTTTAATTTCATTGAATACATTTTTTTCGGTGTTGTCTGAAAAATACTCCGATTGAATGAAGGGTAATACCTTACGGGTATAGTCTTCATTATAGATTAGATTCTTCAGAATAGAAAGTTCTAGGCGATTCAAATTTACCATCCATTAAAATAATATCCGTTAGCAAGTCACCTAGCATTGTAACAAATTTATCATCTGTTTGCAATGCTTCTCTGGTGTATTTGCCCGATTTCACGACTTGGTAGCCGAATTTCAGTCTAGCACCCATGCCTTCTTCAGCAATACTTGCGTTCGTATAATAAAATAGAACATCGGCATATTCTCCTGTTAGAAAAACTATACCCCTCAAGTCCGAATCAGCAAAATCGTAGAACTTAAAATCGATACCTTCTTTAAGTTTATTCTTCGACTTCTTCCAAAACTTCAGAAGTTCCCATAATGTTTCCATAAGCGATTTCATATTTTTTTCTCACATATTCTTTAAATCCATTATCAGCCAGCAAATCGTTCCAGAATTCAGGACTCAGTGTATCAGTAAGGCGATATTTTTCACCAACTTCACCAGTTGATTGATCAACTTTAGCATACCAACCATTGCTAGGCTTAGTAACAAATTTACCTTCGAGTGCTACATCCATCAAACCAGAATATTTGCTAATGCCGCCATCAAACAATACATTAACAGGAATCTTAGACTTCTCTTTAACATAACGAGATTTCTCAACGTTGATAATAAAGTTATAACCAATAATTTCGGTACCTTCTTTTTCTTGTTGGCGACCCAAGATGAAAATATTATCAGCAGAGTAATAAGAACCTGTTCCACCACCAACAACATCTTTTGAATATAATTCCATTGTTTTATATGTATGGTTAACAACCACCATTGGAATATCTTTAAGTGATAGATGTGGAGTAACCATACGGAATAAACTCTTTACTTGTTTTGCACGTGACATATCAGCAACAGACTTACCTTCAAGTGCATCTTCTACTTCTTTCTTAGAAGCCAAGTTACCAATAGAATCAACCAAAATCATTACTCGGTCGCTACGGTCAATACCTTCTAGTTGTTTCATAATATCAAACTTCAACTGTTCAATATCGGTTAATGGAGTATGTAAAACTCTCTCCATATCAATGTTGAAAGTCTCAAAGTATGATTTTGGAGTACCAAATTCAGAATCATAAAACAACAATACAGATTCTGGATATTTCTCCATGTAAGATTTAGCCATCAACAAGCTAAACGCAGTCTTAAAGTGTTTAGAAGGACCTGCCCACATGGTAAGTCCTGGTGTTAGACCACCATCAAGTCTTCCTGATAATGCTACGTTAATCATAGGAATAGATGTTGAAATCATATCCTTCTCATTGAAAAACTTAGACTTTGAAAGAATTGCGGAATCTTTAATTGTAGAGTTCTTTTTAATTTTGTCCAGTAAGCTCATAATAACCTTTCATGTATATTGTATGTGTGTCATATTAGAAGAAATCATCTAAGGAGTTTGTTTTTTCAGCTTGCCAATTCATGCAATCAAGAATAATTTTAATTGGATCTAAGAATGCTTTATTAAATTGTAAATCATAATCGATATAGTCATCGAGACCAAATTCTGTTGGCAATCGTGAAGGATAAGAAATTACAGTATCATTCAAAAGATTAGGCTGTTTCAAGTAAGTGAATTTCAACTTCTCACCTTCTTGAATCATAGGATACTTTTTATCTAAATTATGCTTCTTCAGCAAATAATTATATATTAAAGCACCCTTCACATGTATAGGAGTACCCTTGATATAAATGCTTGATGAATTAGAATATGTATTTAAACCATTAACTGAACGCGGAAAAGAAATTTCTTCAGGAGGTAATTTCTTAAACTGTTCACGAAAATCAAAGATAAATTTCTGAACATCATCTTCGGTACCAGTCACCATAAGACGAATAGACTCTTTCATTTTTACTCTAATAGCAGAAGGAGTGGAAGATTTAACCATCTCTAAACCCATAACTTTCAAGTGAGGCTCATTATACTGAACTCCTTCATTATTATAAACGTTTAGAATGTATCTTTTCTTAGCTGTCCAGATACCTTTATTAGAAAGACCTTCACGTTTCATTTGCATCTTCTGGTCAAAGGCATTCACATAATTAGCCAATTCTTCATAAGACCTATCAATAAATGGTTGTAATTTGTCTTCACAAACTCTGTCCATAAATTCAATAACTTTTTGAGTTGACATTTTTACAACACCATCAACACCATAAACTTTGTTCACCAATTCAGATAAACGTAAGTAAATAGAATCTGTATCTGATGCAATCACATAATCAATATCGGATGAACCAAGTAACTTGTTCATATAGCCGTTCAATTTATTTTCAATCCAACGAATAGATAATTGACCAGCAGAAGTAACAGCAAGAGCAATACGTAAGTCATAAAATCGGAAGTATTGTGAACCCATGGCACCATATGCAGAATTCAAAGAAACTTTCTTAGCCAACTGCAAGTTGTCATACCTAGCAATTCTATTTTCAAGTTCGATTCGTTTGACTGCATCTTTTTCATTTTCATAGTCTTGTTTGGCGACAAGCATCATCTTCTTAAATTTCTTACGGTCATTGTACATCTCTTCCAGCATCTTAGGCACGAAGCCCTGTATATCAGTTCGAAAGAATTGACCATTAGGAGTTAAAGTCACACCACTCATATTTGATAGATTAAGTGACTTAAACAACAATTTATCAACGGTTACTCCATTAGATATAATCTGCCGCATCTCTGGAGTGTACTTGCTCGGATCAATCAATGTCTCAGGAGAAATATTGTATTGCATCATCAAATGCGGGTATAGCGAATTCAAGTCAAACGAGGCAACCCAATCATGTAGACCAACTTGTGGTTCTTTAACATAAGCGCCTTCAAAACAACCATCTTTATCACTGATTTCACGTGGAGGAACAACGATGTTTCTTTCTAACAAGTAACCATAAATGATAGCATCCCACATTCGGGTCTGTGCAAACACATCTTCATAATTAGATTTTGTATCATATGCAAGAGTCAAAGCCAATTCAATCAACTTTAACTTACCTTCAAGTTTAACAATCAACTCAACGTCTTTGATGTTATATTCAATAAACTTTTGGTAATTCAGTCGATATAATTGGTGTAGGTTATCAAACTCATCATAAGATAGTTTACTTTCACCCAACTCAACGTTAGCAATGTTATCCAATCGGTATGATTCTTGTGATTTACCGCCGGGCGCATACCACTTATACAGTTCAATATAGTCTAATGATGCAAGACCATAAATCTCATAAGCAATCATTTCACGGCCGTGAATGTTTGTCTTACGTTCGTTAATGATACCCCAAGGAGATAACTTCTTCATCTCATCAGAGCCAACAATCTTTTCAAAACGATTAACTAAGTATGGAATATCAAAAAACTTTGTATTCCAACCAGTTATAATGTCGGGTGTATTTTCATACCAATCTGTAAGAAACTTTTTACATAGATCATATTCATCACGGCATTTAACATAGGTTACGTTGTCATCATAGTTATTGAAATCTCCACAACCATAAACAATCATTGCACCATCTAAGATTTTGAGCGCAATTGCGGTGATTGGTTCACTTGCTTTGTATGGGTCAGGAAAGCCATTTTCTGAACCAACCTCAATATCAATGATACCGATTCGGATTTTGCTTTGGTCCCATTCGACCATTCCTTTAAACTCATCAGCAATATAGGCATATTCATAGCGTGTATTTCCATAGATTTTAAAGTTGTCTACTTCCTCGTAACGTTTAATAAAATCTCTACATTCACGGATCGAGCCGAGTTTAATCTCTTCAAGTGATTCACCTTGAAGGTTCTTCCATGCTGTAGTTTTTTGAGCAGGCAAAAACATAGTCGGCGTGTAGCCAATCTTTAGCTTAACACGCCGACCGTTTTCAACACCACGATAAAGGATGCTGTTACCTACACAAATAACACTTGTGTAAAAGTTATTCATTAATATTTTGGAATAGATGACGCGATTTGAATGCCAGATCCAAACATTTGGCTGTACTGATTTTGAAGTTCAGTAACGGGAGTTGTAACGCATAGAATGTCTTCAACTTTAAAGTTAATACCCGTATTGAATTCTTCAGAGTATTCTAAGAAAGGAGAGAATCCCATCATTGGACCATCTTTGGTTGGCTGTACAATGACCTGTACAGGTTTTTCCATAAAAATAAATGCAGGATTTTCTCCAGATACATTACCTAGAACTGTCTGGTTAGTTTTAAATGTAATGAGTCTTAGCTTCATGCCAGCAACCTTTCAACTTTTTCTTCCGCAAAGAAGGTCTTAAGCGTTACCCATTTCTTAGGGAAAAGCATTTCACGACCACGGAAATCTTCCATGTTTTGTGTTGGGTCGTTTACCAAACCGACCAACTCTACTACGTTATCGTACTCCCGTAGAAACAAGTCATATTTATAGGCCCGCAGGTTCATTTTCTGAGCCAACAGGAATGCAATTTTAGAAGGATTCATAGTGCGATATTGCTCCATTGTTTAAGTTTTTCAATTTTTTGTACTTTGGCATTTAAGAGGCCAACGGTTTCTACACCAACATTTTTCTTTACCAACAAGTCAATCATGGCTAGTACATCACCAAGTTCTTCTTGAAGGTGTTGAATGTTAGTTTGTTCTTTGCCAGGTTTAATTTGATCAGGTCCAAATCGGAAACATTTGCTGATGGCTTGACTAACTTCAGCACATTCTTCTTGGAGTATTAAAAGTATTTCCCGTGTATCATCGTTCATAATGTATTGTATCACTTTTGAACGAAAGTGTCAAGTACTGGAGGCGTCCATCCTTCAGGTTTTAAAACTTTGCCGTCATTGCGCTTGATAACTTTGCCTGTTTCAGAATTAATTTTGGCTAAGTTACTTCGTGCAACTTCTGCCCATGCTCCATCAACATCAAAACCTTTCATTTTACAATAACCCAGAATAACCCAAATCATGTC